ATGTATAGAACTTATGATGCAAAACAAAGTTACAGAGGGTGGTAGAAACAATGCGTTGTTTCATTATGGTGTGTATGCAAAATCTAAATGGCCGGAAAATTGGAAAACAAAATTAATATTATTTAACGAATCAGCAATGGCAAAACCATTGTCAGATGTAGAAGTAAATATTATAACAAAGCAACATGAAAAGAAAGACTGGGGTTATAAATGTAATGATCAACCTATGTGTAGTTTGTGTGATAAAAAATTATGCAAGAGTAGAAAATTTGGTATAGGTCAAGAAATAACTTTTCCTAATCTTACAGATTTACAAGTCGTAAATTTGGAGGAGCCATATTATTACATGAATGTAGATGGTGATAGATTATATCTTGACTCTGCAAAACATTTAACAAATCAAAGTTTATTTCAAGAAGAATGTGTAAAACAATTAAGATTTAATCCACCTACGTTAAAAACAAACGACTGGAAAAAACTTACAAACATACTATTAAAAAACGCAGAGATAACAGAACCAGCAGAGGGCACAGGCACAAAAGACATATTGCGAAACTATCTTGAAGACTATTGTGTAAACAGAATACAAAAAGACGATTATGAAGATTTAAAAAATGGTGGAACGTATACAAAAGAAGGTCATCATCATTTTGTATTTGATAACTTCTTTCATAATTATTTATCAAGAAAACATTGGAAGGTGCCATATCAAAGAACATCACAAATGTTAAAAGATAATTTAAACTGCACAACTAAACGTGTGGGTAAACATAAGCTATCTGTGTTTGTTGTGGCTAGGTTTGATAAGAAACCAGAAACATACACACCAAAACCATTTAAGAAAGATAACTACTAATGAAATATATAAATATATGTGGCAAAGATTTTAAAAATAAATCTAAAGCGTATAAATTTTTTAGAAGTTTAGTAAGAGAAACGGTAGATACTGGTTTAAATTGTGTAGAACCTATAATACAACTAACAGAAGAAACTCCGCTAAAAAATTCAAATGTTAGTAATTTATTTAAAAATTATTTAATCGATGGTGATTGGTATGGAAGAAAAACTAAAGGTAAAAATATTAAAAATTTTGTTTTAATTAAAGATGACTATAATGGTTATTGTCTTGGTTTTAAATTAGAAGATGACTCTATTGAGTCAGTTACAGCTAAATCATATTTATCTTGTTTTGGAAAAGGCACTCAAACAGACGATGAAAGATTACACTCCGCAATGAGATATGAAATAAAATATCAATCAGAAGAATATAGAAAAAATAATCAACACATTCAAGAGTGTTTTGATTGTTCTTGTCCAAGAGAAGCTGGTTTAGACGTAGACCATGTTATTCCGTATAAAACCATAGTAAATTCTTTTTTTAATATTCATGACAAAGAAGAATTTAAAAAAAGCATGAACAAAGAGATACAAGGCTTATATTGGAGACTAAGAGAAGATCACAGAAAAATATGGAGGGAGTATCATAAACAACACGCAAAGTTTCAACTACTTTGTAAAGAATGTCATAGATTAAAAACGGCGAGCGAAAGATGAGAACAATAATATACGGACCACCAGGAACAGGTAAAACACACACTTTGTTACAACATATAGAAAAATTTTTAGAAACAACAGAGCCTGATAAGATTGGATACTTTACATTTAGTAAAAACGCCGCGATAGAGGGTAAAGAAAGAGCTGCACTTAAATTTAAATTATCTCTATCAGATGATCTGCCATACTTTCAAACTCTACATTCGTTTTGTTTTAATCAACTTGGTTTAAGTAGAAACCAAGTAATGAAAGAAAAACATTACAAAGAATTAGGAGAAAAGATGGGAATAGAAATAGAAGGAACACAACAGGATGAAGACCATGATGGTGTTTTTTATTCAAAGAATCCATATATACAACTAATAAATATAGCACGATCAAAAGAAATAGATCCTGTAAAATATTATCATCTTACAGACAACCCAAAAGTATCGTTAAATAAATTAAAAATTATATCAGAAGAATTGCAAAGATATAAAATAGAACATGGTCTAGTTGACTTTCCTGACATGATAGAAAAATTTTTAAGTGGTGGCGATACACCAAAACTAAGAGTTATGTTTGTAGATGAAGCACAAGATTTAAGTTTGATACAATGGAAGTTAGTAAGACGAATAGAAGAGTCAGCAACAGATTCTTTTATTGCTGGTGATGATGACCAGGGTATTTATAAATGGAATGGTGCACATGTAAATACATTTATAAATTTAGAAGGCACAAGAAAGATATTAGAGCAATCACATAGGGTGCCACAAAAACCTTTTGAACTTGCAAACAAAATTATAAACAAAGTAAAAAATAGAGTAGACAAAAAATATTATCCAAAAGAAAAAGAAGGATCTGTAAAACGTTGTCAAAGTTTACATGAAGTGAATTTTACAACAGGTAAATGGTTGGTGTTAGCCACAGCAAACTATATGTTAAGTGATATAGGTGATGTGTTAGATGAAAAAGGTTTGTATTGGCAAAGACGAAAAGCAACACCTAGAGTAAAAAATATATACGAAATCATACAAAAATGGGATGAATTAAAAACAGGTGTGCCTATGCATTTTAATGATTGTAAAAAAATATTTAACAAAATGAATAAAAACTGGGACAAAAAATTATTTAAAGCTATGGTCAAAGACCAGTTCTATGATATCGATGATTTAAAACAGAAGTATGGTTTGCAAACAGAGGCAGACTGGCAAGAGGCATTAGATGAATTAGGAGATGAAGACATAAGAAAGATAACAAAACTAATTGAATCAGGAGAGGATTTAACTAGAGACCCAAGAATAAGTGTTTCTACAATACATGGAGTAAAGGGTAATGAAAGAGAAAATGTAGTCGTAACAACAGATTTGTCGAATGCAGCGTTTATTGATTATCAAAAAAATTCAGATGATACACACAGATTATTTTACGTTGCATGCACAAGAACAGAAAACAATTTATTTATAATCGAACCACAAAGGAAAAAAGCATATGACATCTAAAGATTTATTTAAAGGCACAACATACAAATCACTAGAGGAACAGGTTGGTGGCAAACACTATCGCACCATGAAAATTCAACCAGCACATTTTATTAATGAAAATAAACTCTTGTTTGCTGAGGGGAATGCTATAAAGTATATTTGCAGGCACTCTGTAAAAGGAAAGGAAGAAGATATTAGAAAAGCAATTCATTATTTAGAAATGATTTTAGAAAGGGATTATTCATGAAGCCAATATTTAAACCACAAACAGAATGGTTACCACCAGAGTCTTTTCCTGATCTATCAAAGTATGATGAGATCGCGATAGACTTGGAGACAAAAGACCCAGAATTAAAAACTATGGGCTCTGGCTCTGTTACTGGTAAAGGTAATATTGTTGGTATAGCTGTGGCTGTGCATAATTGGAAAGGTTATTATCCTATCGCTCATGAAGGTGGTGGTAATATGGATAAAAGCATGGTCCTAAAATGGTTTCAAGATGTGTTAAACACAGAGGCCACAAAGATATTTCACAACGCCATGTATGACGTATGTTTTATTAAAGCTACAGGATTAAACATATCTGGAGAGATTGTAGATACTATGATTGCTGGCTCTCTCGTGGACGAGAATCGCTTTCGTTATGATTTAGGCTCTATGGGTCGTGATTATCTAGGAATAGGCAAAAATGAGGCTGTATTAAAAGAAACTGCAGATCTTTGGGGTGTAGATGCTAAATCAGAAATGTACAAATTACCTGCAATGTATGTGGGTGAGTATGCAGAACAAGATGCAGAGCTAACTCTTAAACTTTGGCAAGAGATGAAAAAACAAATGTATCACGAAGATGTAGAGGATATATTTAAATTAGAGACTGAACTCTTTCCTTGCCTAGTCGATATGCGTTTTTTAGGTGTACGTGTAGATACTGAAGCAGCATATGAATTGAAGCAACAATTACTAACAGAAGAAAAAGAATGCCTACACAAAGTAAAAAGAGAAACATCAATAGATGTTCAAATATGGGCTGCACGTTCAATAGAGAAAGTTTTTCAAAAACTAAACCTACCATACGACCTAACTGCCAAAACACATTCTCCATCATTTACTAAAAACTTTCTGCAGAATCACCCACACCCAATGGTGAAGTTGATAGCTCGTGCTAGAGAAATAAATAAATCTCATACTACGTTTATTGATACCATACTAAAGCATCAACATAAAGGTAGAATACATGCAGAGATCAATCAAATAAGATCAGATCAAGGTGGAACCGTGACTGGTAGATTTAGTTATAACAATCCAAACTTACAGCAGATACCAGCACGGAACAAGGAACTCGGACCACGAATCAGAAGTTTATTTATACCAGAAGATAATTGTCAGTGGGGTTGTTTTGATTATTCACAACAAGAACCACGTCTAGTTACACACTATGCTAGTCTTGATAAACTCTATGGTGTGGACGAAGTATTAAATGCATACAATGAAGGTGAAGCAGACTTTCACCAAATCGTATCTGACATGGCTAACATACCAAGATCACAAGCTAAAACTATAAATCTTGGTTTGTTTTATGGTATGGGTAAAAATAAATTACAAGCAGAGTTAGGCGTATCAAAAGAAGATGCTGAAGATTTATTTAGAACGTATCATGACAAAGTGCCATTTGTAAAAATGTTAATGGAAAGTGTTATGCGTAGAGCACAGGACAAAGGTCGTGTTAGAACTTTACTAGGTCGTAGGTGTAGATTTAATTTGTGGGAGCCTAATCAGTTTGGGATACACAAGGCTTTGAATCACGAAGACGCACTCGCGGAACACGGACCAGGGATTAGAAGAGCGTTCACATACAAAGCTTTAAACAGATTAATACAAGGATCTGCAGCAGATATGACAAAGAAAGCTATGGTAGATTTATACAAAGAAGGCATCACACCACATATACAAGTGCATGATGAACTTGATATATCTATTGAATCTGCAGATCATGCTGATAAGATAAAACAAATTATGGAAGGGGCTGTTGCTCTTGAAGTGCCAAACAAAGTAGACTACGAGTCAGGCGCAAACTGGGGTAACATTAAATGATATATGGCTTATTTAAATGCAAACATACCACCAACTTATGCACAAATAAGAAGAGAGTATTTATATGATCTCAAAAAACATCACGGAGAAGTTGAAGACTGCATTGTCTTTGGTATTAGTGCTCTTACAGGTCGTAGCATTTTATTCCATGCTATTATGGAAAATGGTGCGATCTTTTATAGACTACCTATTACAGCGTTTATTCAAAGAG